GCCTTGATTTCTTTTGGTAAAACAAACTCACATGAGATTGTCGACCGCAATAATTCTGTAATAAGAGTTCTTATTAGCGAACGATACAACACCATCGGCTGCCGAAGTCGCATATGGGTTAGCAACAAGGCCATACCTGGTCTTGAATCCGATTTTGGGCTGGAACGTATTCTCGCCAATAGCGCGAACCATTTGTAGTGGCACGTATGGGCAATAGAACATACCGGCATCAAAAGGACTTGAACCTTTATAACCAACAGTAGCATACTGGATACCAGATGTGGCTGCAAAGTAAGGGTCGATATAAACCTTGAACTGACCGTTCAGGTTACCAACGAAGGTGTTGCCTGTGTCGTCAGAGGTGATGCTGTTGTTCAAAGCAGATGATGTATCAAGAACACCAGCCATGTTCAATGCAGAGGCAACGTCACTTGAACAAACAAGCATGTTACCTTTACCACGACGAGTAGCCTTGGCAATTGCGTTGGCTTCGCGCTCCAATTGGAACATCAAGCCCTTGAACTTTTCAACAGACCAACGTCCGTTTGCGTCTTGGTCAAGATCGAATGTACCAGCAGAAGCGACGTTTTCTTGGGCGCCGATTGTAGCAGAGATATTGATCTTACGAACCATTTCGCGGTTGATTTCAGCCAGGATTTCTGTTGACAGAATGTTAGACAATTCTGTTTCAGCATCCAAACCATGAACGGCTTTCAAGTCTTGAGCCAATTCCATGGTGTATTCAGCTTTAAGCGCACGACTAAGGGCTGTCACGGTGATTTTCTCGATTGAGAAAGCCATTTCAGGGAAGTCATGTGTTGTTGCTTCGCCAAGTCTTTCAGCAAGTGCTGTTGACATAGCGGTAGCGGCTGTGTAAGTGTCACCGTCGACAGGTGTCGCAACAGGTGAAGAACCAAGTTGGTTGTTAGCAACAAGAGCCATCGCAGCATTACCAGCAGCAGCGGCTGAGAATGTTGTGTTTGCTTCGTTATGAAGTGCTTCAGTACCAGTTTGGTTGGTGTAGCGTGAACGCATAGCAAAGATAAGTCCGGTTGGACCAGTCATAGGCTGAACGCCCATCATATCAAAAGCCATTAGGTTCGGTGCAGCACGGCGAAGTAGTGAAATCAACACTGGATCGAAAATGTCGATAGCGCCGTCGCCAGCAGTAGAAGAAGAAGCACCCATGTTGTTCGTTGGTGCAGCTTCCAATAGAGATTGTGGTCCACGGTAGCCACCATTGCCAGCGGCATTGGTACGGGCATCCGTTTCTTGGTTCTCTAGCAGAGTTGCGATAACCGAGCGTTTGTGAGCATCCTCGATCTTAGGTAGATCGGGGTGTTCTATTACTGGCTGCCACTTCTCTTGTAGTTCGTGATTGAGCAACATTGTTGTTCTCCTTTGGATGTATTGTACTCTTATTTATAAATTTAGCGTTTTGTAGTGCGAGAAATGGCGTCCATATACGGGCTCATCGCTGGGTCCGCTTTTCGGGCTTCTGATTCGCTACCGTCGTCAATAGCTTCGTCAGATACTTCTTCACTTAGAACGACAACTTTGCCATCTGTTGGGAAATAACTTTCCTTCAGAGTAACAACTTTGTCACGATAATCATCTTCACTATCGAAATCAACGCCTTCGGCGAGTGCTTTCAATTTTTCTGCCTGAGTGTCAACGAGACCTTCAGTCACTTCCGCAACAATTTCAGCCATTGTCAGAGTGTCTTTTTCCTGACGAAGGTCGATAGAAGCATTCAATGCTTCATCTAATTGCGCTTCTAGATCTTGGTTACGAAGGGCCAATTCCTCAACAACGTCAACCTTTTCTTCGGGTACGTCAATGAAATGGTCTTCCAACAAGCCGTGTAGGCCAGTAATGAAAGATTCGGCTAGTTCGTTACGAATACCAGAATCGATAGCTAGTTCGTTTTCTGATACCCATTCTTCGCAAACATATTCAAGATATGTATCAACTTTTTGAGCCATTTCCGCCACAAGAGCATCACTGGTTTCAGTAAGTTCTGCTTCAGCCGCTTCTGCAATTTGCTGGGCAACTTCGTTAGCCTTAGCAACAACAGCGGCTTCAAAGATAGTAGTTGCAGTGGCTTTGAATTCCTCGGAAAGGTCTTCATCACCGAACATTGCAGCAACGTCGGCTGCAAGGTCAACATCTTCTTTGGTTACTTTTTTGAAAGGGTTTTCTTTTTTCTCGGACTTTTTATCGTCGTCGTCTTCATCGTCGTCATCATCTTCATCGTCGGCTTCAACGAGAGAACCCATGACGCCATCGAACATTGATTCAAGTTCGAGGGTGGATTTGTCTTTCATGCTGTCAATAACAGCATTAATCATATCCGCTTTAGTCAATTCTTCTTCGACTTCTTCGTTTTTCAACGCTTCTTTAGCAGAAATGGTTTCTTGGCTTTGGGCGCCTTTTTTCTTCTTGCCGTCAGCTTTTGGATCTTCAGCGTTCTTACTTTTGTCAGAATCGCTAATTTCGGAGCCCTTCACAACAGGCGTGCCAGAATGGTCAGCCTTGAATTCGTCCAATTGTTCATCTTTGATAGACATTGTTACAGTCTCCTTAATGTATTACTTCAACAGTATTTATAAAATTAGAGTCTTGAAAGAAAATCCTGAAAAACAGCAAGTTTGCTTTCCTCAAGTTCTCTCCTAGACGCCTTTTGAATCACTTGTTGGTGACGGGCAATATCAACTTCTTTGATGATACCGTTTGCCCATACCCATTCTCTACCTTCCATAATACCGTCAACGTAAGCATCGGGTGCTGAAGGGTCTGCCACAATGTCAGCCGGAGTAGCCAGATGAAAATCACCTTGTACTTCGTTGACGCCCTGGACTTGTTTTAGTGAACCCATGCCACGGCTGGATACACCAAGATTGCCACCGTCTTTGATAAGACCCTTGACAATATCACCCATTGGGGTGCTTGAAATTTTTGCTTTACCAATGAAGTTATTACCTTCTTTGACAAGCGACGTAATGCGGTGTGACGCACGGTCGAGGTTGATGGTCGGTCCTGTAGGATGACCAAGTTCGCCCCATGCTCTACCCTTATCGACATTTTCAGTCACATAACGGGCAACTTCACGTTCCAGGATCGCGCTTGGATATTTACGACCATTACGGTTAGCGACTTCAGACTGCATAAACACTCCATTGATATATAGAGTTTTCTCACCAGTCGCTTCGTTCAATTCCTCAAACGGTTTAACGTCTTCAGACATTTCTGTAATTAGTTTCATTGTTTTTCCTTTATGCGGGACCGCTAGTTGGGAATTCTTCTGTTGCGATTGTGTAGTTGCCTGTATAACGAGCCACACCTTTTGTTATTCTCAATTCATCCATCCAACCAGAAAGTGGGCCATCTGGACCTACTATTGAATCCCAGTTATCACCAATGCGTGTTGTGTGGTTACCGTTTGTGTAGTTATTACTATCAGCAAACGAACCTACTTCAACACCATCTACAAACAGATATGATGTACCACCTGTTCTAGTCCAAGCAATAGCATACCATACACCAGTTGTTAAACCAGCGCCTGTTGAACCATATTCTGTACCGTTATAGAAGTGAATTTCATTTCTGTATGCTTCCGCAGCCGCCGGACCAAAAATATCAATTGCCCATGGTGCTGCGCTGTTAGTTGATCTAAAGTCTAGCAGGTTGATGCCTGCTGTACCAAAGGCATTCAGTTTAACTCTCATTTCAACAGTTAAATCACCAGTTCCAAATGTCATTTCAGTTCCAGCATTTATAGAAACATAATGATCGTGAGTGCCTGGTAAGATAAGGGACGCTGTACCGAATACTTTTTCGGCTGTATCAAGTTCTGCGGTGCCAACGGCAGCTAATGTTTTTAAGCCTGTTTCATCAACAAACGTGGTTGAAGCGTCTGTACCATTGAATTTAGAATATAGTACAACATTATCCCAATAAGGATCAGTAGCAGGCGCACCTCCACCACCAGAGAACCTGGAAGCAGGATTCACGATAGCCATATTAGTAAGAGATATGCCAGCACCCAATTTCATGGTTTAGTACATTCCGATTACGCTGTTGGCTGTTGAGTTAGTCCACACTTTACGGACGCGCAAAGGCAGAACAGTACCAGCTGGAATAGCGGTAAATGTAACGGTGTTTCCTGAAGCCATACCTGCAAGTTCAACAACAAGAGTACCAGTCTCACCAACATAAACCGAACGGGTCGTATGTGTGGTGTTTGCTGTGTTACTTGATGTTATAGCATAGGAATGCGCCGCAGGACTATCTAGGTCCGTATAGAAATTATTGAATTTATCGGTTTGATTAGGCATGATTTACCCCACTGCTTTCAGAATTGCGTCTTCGTTATGTCCATCTTTTTGTAGGGTTTTCATAATGGCTTCATCACTTTTACCCTTGCCCCTCAAGCGTTTGACTTCTCTTTGTGCAAATTCTAAGGACGATTTTTTGAGAACCTTCATCATTCCGGCGCTCTGCTTATCAGCGTTTTTTTTAGAAAGGGCTTCGTCAATAAAACTACCGAAAGATTCGAGACCCTCTTTACGAGTTTCTTTGTTCTTGGCTTTCAATGCTTTCTTGGCTGCGTCTTCTGCATCATCTACAGATTTTTCAACACCGTCAGCCGCTTTATGAACATCACGGATGCCTCTCTTGGCACCTTTAGCAGCCAGAACGGCTTTACCAGCGTCGGAAACTTCATCAAGTTCAACTTCTTCTTTAACACCAGAAGTGATAATATCAAACGCTTTTTTAGAAGCGGCCTCTTGGCTCATACCTTTTTTAACAAATTCCTTTGTCATTTCAATATGGCGCTTGATGCTGTTTTCAATCGCTTTACTACCACCGGCTCTTGGGCGATTAGCTTTGATTTCATCAAGTTCAACTTCCTCTTTGATGCTTGCAACAGCCTTCCAAAACTTAGGGTTACCTGTCAGTTTAGAAATGACTTGTACCACACGCTTTTTGATTTGGTCTGCGTTATCAGGCGCAAAGGAACCGAACATGAAATCGTCTTCAAATGGTCTGGAACCACGACTAAAGATATGGATGATCGAATTCCAGTAATTTGTTTCTTCTTTGTCTTTGATATGCTTCTTGGCAAACGCCTTCATTTGTTTACCGATTTCCATATAAGCCTTGGCTTGGTCAGATTTGTTGAGCATCTTACCTTGAGCAGCGGCGAAATAAGGAATCGCTTTTAGTTGTAGTGCGCCTTCAGCCAATTCAGTTTCTTCGTTTTCAATCAGATTATAATAGTCGATACCTTTAGCAGCCTTCGCGTCATAACCACTAATGAACTTTTTGACCTTTGCGGGATCATCTTTGATAGTAACACCATCTGGTCCTTTGGACCGACCCATGCGATAGGTAAATTTAGCATTTAGACCTTTGGCTTTTGCTGCCTTCAACATTTCTTCTGGGTCAAAATCAAAGTTTTCTTGATCTGCATTGAATTCATATTTCTTAGCTTCACCCAATTCAGTTTCTTCAGCATGAACAGAAGACCGAGCGCCTGTTGCTTTGCCTTTGAAAACCTCGTCACCCGCAGTTGGGTGCTTAGTCATATCAGCCAGCTTCTTGCCCTTTTTGAGCGAATTAGCGGCTTTGACTTCTGGATTTTCAGGCTCCATTTCCTGTGGGTTTGCCTCGGGTACCTCTTGAAGGTCTCGGCGCATTTGTCTAAATGATTTACTCATCAGGTTCCTCGTCTGTTTGGGATTGAAGCCACGTCGCGGCTATAGAAGCCCGCTTGACGTTCAGAGCGTCTGCAACTTTATCGCCCATTACTGCGGTCACGGCTTCTTTTACTTTGCCTGCTTCACCCGCTAGTGAATGCCTTACGATATCTGTTGTTGTGTATTCGGTCATTATTTGTTCTCCTATCACTATTTATAATAATTGTGCGCTCTATACTGTGCTATTTAGTTGTAGTAAAGCGATTGAATTTTGGTCAGTAGTTTGCCAACACGTTCCCCGAAGGTTCCGGCTGTCGTGTGATCTGCGACTGCTTCATCCCATACAGCGTCGGCAATTGCTCTTGTATCAACAGAAGCCTTGCGCCAGTTTCGACAAAGGTATTTGTGCCGTTGTCTGTCAACCTTGTGGTAACATCAGGTCCAACAAGACACGACAAATAAACTTTTGTGTGTTCGACGTTTGTTCCGATATTGATACCCGTTGTTGCGTTCATAATTATAATTCTTTGTAAGTCAGTTTCACCACCGGTACCCAATGAGGTTGCTGTTGTTTTGAAACCGTTTACAACGCCTTCAATAGAAATGTCTAATGCTCTCAAACCTAAGCAATCATCAATATTTATACCGTCACCAGAACACGTATTAATCCATATTCTATCTAGGAAAGTTGTGGCGGCTCACTTCTTTGGCTCTGGCTCCGGTGCGCCAGGTAACTGACGGTCTTCCTCGTCTGGAAGTTGCTCTATAGGTTCTTCGCGTGTAGCCGCGTCTGGTCGTCCAGAGAAAGCACCGAAGTTTGTGTCACCAGTTTCTTCTGGATCTACTCCTTCCGCTTCATCCTCTTTCATAGCCTTAGCCAATTCTTCGATTTCTTCATCAGTCTGGCGAAGAATATTCTTTTTGACCCACTCAAGAGAATAGTAACGACCAACATAGGCGTCAACATCATTCAAGATGGTCATGCGTTCGCGCAAGATTTCCTGGTTCTTTGATTCAGCAAAGTGGTTATCTTCACGGAAGTCATAAAAGATATCCTCTTTGATGATATTCCATGTTGCTTTGTCTGTGATACCCTTGAGAATTAGTTGGGTTTCAAGAAAATCGTCAAACATTTCGGCAAACTGCATACGCAATCTGTTGATAAACTTTGAGAATTTCAATTCGTCACGGGTAATTTCACTTGCACGACCAAGATTAAATGCGCCGTCTGCTTCCATACGAGAGATAGGTACGTTCAAGGCCTTGTAAAATTTGTTTTTGAAGAATTCAACATCCTCAATTTGACCCAAGTTCTCACCACCGGGTAGTGTAGAAATCTCTGTTCCTTTGCCACCTTCACGACGAGGCAACCAGAAATCTTCCATCATAGTCTGGAATTTACGGTCGTCTTTGATTTCACCAGTCGAGGCGTCATAGACCAGTTTGTTCTTATGCTTGACCATCATATCTTTGAGATATTGTTCCGCCTTCATCTTCGGCAGGTTACCAACGTCAATGTAGAAAATGCGACGTTCGGGTGCGCGAGAGATACGGTAAATGACCAATGAGTCTTCCATCCAACGCATCTGGTTCCAAATCTTTAGAGCCTTATTCAAATGCGAAAGGATGATGGTGTTTCGTTCGTTGATAATACCGGAGTGAACATAGGTAATCGAATCTTTAGCGATACGAATACCCTCGTTCATGTTACTGGCGATGCCACGTTCGTTGTATAGGTAGAATTCTTTATATGACGGTGCAATAGAAACAACAGGTCTGTTAGTGTCCTTCGGTGCAATCTGCTTACGAACCTTCTTGATTTTACGAGGGTCGATATAGCGCAATTCCAGAATGCCCTGCCTTGGCTTCTTTACGTCAATCATCTTGTGGTAATACAAACGACCGTCTACGTACCAGCGTTTGAAAATATCATAAGCCTTGTTGTTGAAATCCATCAACTTGAGAATCTGTTCAAATTCTTCGGTGATTTTCTTTTTGATAGCCTCTGGCTGTTCCAGTTTGTCTAACTTGATTTCAACAGGAGACTTGTAGTTCTCCATTATGATCGCTTCGTTTACGATATCATCAATGGCTCTTTCACCCTCAGGTGATAAAGCAAGTTCTCTGTATTTTGTGATAAGTTGCGCTTCGTTTTTTGAAGTCGCGTCCATATCCAAATATGTACCGAAGACGCCATTTTCCGCAACCGTCATAGCCGCGTCGTGGTTAGCCGGAGCGGTGAACGATTGAATGTTCTCTCGCTTTTTGTCTTCTTTTTCTACACGGCCAATTTGATAGCCGAACAACTGAATCATGGCAACATCTTTCCTATTTCATCTACTGACTATTTAGTAGTTTTCTCTGGGCGTGCCATGCTTTCATAGATTCACTCCGTTTCCGCCGGGTTTCTTCTGAATGAATATAGCCTTTGAACATAGATCCGTTTTTTCTAGCCAGGTCTCTATGAAAATCGGTAGATTTTGATATACTCAAATTTTTACGGTGTTCACTAGAATATTTTCTACCCCTCATAAGCAATAGTGCGGGTGGGTGTTCAAGCACCGCGACCCGCATTTTATTTTAGTTAGGAAGTGCCGCCGTTACCGGTGATACCAGATTGAATTTCCCAATAATCATATGCCCATGTTACTTCAAATTCCTCAATTTGGTCATTAGAATCCCAAGCAAGTTCAATTGCAGCAACGGTTGTTGGCCAAAGACCGACAAAGTTATAGGTACGAATTGGAATACCAGTCTTAGAAAACTGAGTAATTTGTGCGTCAGATTTATATTGCGAGGGCGATGCAGAACCAAGGTTAGCCACGTTACCAACTGGTGTGTTGATAGCATGTGACCATTCTTCAATGGCATTACGAATACCAAAGTCTTCATCATTGAGAACTGAAGTAGTCCAATCCTCATATGTTCTATCGCCTGCAATCTTGACCTTACGACCAAAATACGGTAGTTCGATCATTCCAAGTGTAGCCGCAGGAATTGAACTTCCCTTGACCATAAATGGTACTTGAATATCCGCAGAGCCATTGATTGGGTTGGTGATTTGTACGCTAAACAGCGTAGGTCTAGCACCACCAAGTGCCATGTTGCCAGCGAAAAGATTTACATTAAATGCCACGTTGTTTCTCCAATAGGAAAT